AAACACGTTGTTAAAATGATAGTAGAGAGCGCTCAAATGCTTTCAACTACCCATCGTGTTTGTGATGGAGATGATTATGCTAACGAGATGGGACTGTACAAGTTGGCTCATAAGAACCATCCTAGTACGAAATGGGTTCGTAGTAATCCTTTTCATTACCTGTGGTTGTACCATCATATGATTGGTCTTATGGATGAGTACACACATAGATACGGTAAAGTTCATGCTACAGAAAGACTTAAATCTAGCCTCAAACCAGTTCCTAAACAGATGTTAGAAAATACTTTTACTGATTTCATTGATCCACCTCAGTGTATGCCTGAGGAATGTAAACAAGATGATACTGTGTTTGCATATCAAACTTACTATATAGTAGAGAAGTCTAGGTTTGCAAAGTGGACTAAACGTGAAATACCAACATGGTTTATAGGGGGGTCTGATGGTAAGAGAAAGTCGGTCGAATTGGGTGCTTAGAAGCATGAGAGAATCTAGAGATACATTTCCTTCAGAAAATTTATTTTTAGATATTGATGAGGCAAAAACTTTATCGCAAGAAAATAAAATTCTTTACCACAATGTAAAAGAATTACAGAAGCAACTGCAAAATGCATATATACGTATCAAGGAATTAACCACAGATACAAAACAGATGGAACTTTTTTAATGCCAACTTACAAATTTCATGATAAAACAACAGGTGAAGAGTGGGAAGAGTTTCTTACTTTGGGCGAACGAGAAAAGTTTGTTGCAGAGAATAAACATATTAGGCAAGTACCTGTGCCTTTTGCATATACAGGAGATCATATCATGGGCGTAGGCCCAAAGACTGATGCTGGATTTGAAGACCGAATGTCACAAATTGCAGATGCTCATCCTGGCAGCCCTCTTGCATCTAGGTATAAGAGTAATGAAACTCATGCTCAAATTAACGCAAGGAACGTAGTAGAGAAACATAAGAAGAAAAGGCCAATAGTTTCTTAATTTAATTTCATTTTCTTAACTACATTTTAACCCCTTATATGGTATACTAATAGAATAGGAAATCATATAAGGAAGATGAATGAAAAAGAAACCAGTTATATTAGTAGATAATAAAATAAAAATACCATCTTGGTATTGCTTAAAATATGAAACTACATATAAAAAAGTAGAATCAAATATTAAATTAGTTAGTGAAATTAAAATAGATATGACAATATGATGTATAAGTAATATGGTACAGGCGAGAAATACCAAACTTCAGCACAGATGCACAGCATCTACGCCAGCTGGGAAGTCCCTCCGCCTATGTACCAGAGGGGGAGTCGTTTCACAAACTCCCCCTCGCCTCAATTTTTTATGAAAGAAAAAAAAGAATGACAACAAAGAAAAGTAAAGAAATTAGTAATAATAATTTAGTTGCAGTAAAACCAATTACTGATAGCCAAAAAGATGTTTTTGCTTCTTGGAAAAAAGATAAAAATCAATTTCTTTTTGGATGTGCTGGTACAGGAAAGACTTTTGTTTCTTTATATTTGGCACTACAATCAGCATTAGATTTAAAGAGCAAGCATGATAAAGTAGTTATTGTTCGTTCATTAATTCCAACAAGAGAGATTGGATTTCTGCCAGGCGATGAAGAAGATAAGGCTGCACTCTATCAAGTACCATATCAAAACATGGTACAGTTTATGTTTGAGCAACCTAATGAACAATCTTTCAATAATCTGTATGACCGCCTCAAGAGTCAGGGTACACTTTACTTTCTATCAACTTCTTTTCTAAGGGGATTGACATTTGATAATACTGTTGTTATAGTTGATGAATGTCAAAATATGAACTTTCATGAGTTGGATACGATCATTACGAGGATAGGACAAGATTCTAAAATTATCTTCTGTGGTGATTTTGACCAGACTGATTTACAGAGAACAAATGAGATAAATGGCCTACATAACTTCTTACGTATTCTAGAAGAGATGGATGAGTTTAATTGTACAGAATTTACGATTGGTGATATTGTTCGTTCTGGTTTTATTAGAAGTTATTTGATTAATAAAATTAAGCTCGGAATTGGTATGGATTGATGAAGTATACGCAACGCCAATGGGATATGGAAGTAGGTTGGGGATTAGTTCCTGATGAATACAAATACAATTGTCCTAAGTGTGAAGACACTGGCGTAATACCTTTTCATAAATTAATTTCAGATACTAAGAAAATAGTTCAAAAGAATGTAGCTAATAATGAAACAACAACTAAATTAACAAAATGTAATGAATGTGTAGGAGAAAAGATATGAATATTGAAAGATTAAGAGAACAGTTAGAAATAGATGAGGGTGTTAAATATGAAATATATAAAGATCATCTTGGCTACCCTACTTTTGGGATTGGTCATCTTATTTTGGATTCCGATGCTGAACACGGACAAGATACAGGAACCGCCGTTAGTGAAGAAAGAGTCAAAGAAGCCTTTGAAGCCGATCTCGTTTCAGTCTTGTCTGACTGCGAATCTCTCTACGGAGATTTTGGAGATTTGCCAGAAGATGCTCAGGAAATAATTGCTAATATGATATTCAATATGGGACGGCCTCGTTTGTCTAAGTTCAAGGGAATGAAACGTGGTGTTGATGCTCGTGATTGGAACGCAGCTGCTGATGAGATGGTAGATAGTGCTTGGTATCGTCAAGTACCAAATCGTGCAAAAAGACTTGTAGAAAAAATGCGTAACGTATAAGTGACTTGACAAATCTAAATAAATAAGGTATAGTTATATAATGTTTAATCATATGTATGTGGAGTTGCCCCCTATAAGCGCAACAACAACTAATGGTGTTCGACTATATGAAACACCAGAAGGAAACAAGTATCCTTCAATCACAACTATTCTATCAGTTCGTAATAAGTCTGGACTTGTAGAATGGCGTAAACGTGTAGGTGAAAAGACTGCAAACTACATTGCTGGTAAGGCCGCTGCAAGGGGAACTAAGGTTCACCATATGTGTGAGGACTACCTCAACAATGAGAATATAAATCATCATCAAAAAGATTTTCTGCCTTGGTGTTTATTTACTCAGTTACAAAAAGTTCTGGATAATATAAATAACATTCATGCACAAGAAGCAGGACTCTATAGTGATAAATATAAAGTGGCAGGTAGAGTTGATTGTATTGCAGAGTACAATGGGGTACTGTCTATTATAGACTTCAAGACTTCAACAAAAGAACGCAATGACCAATGGAATGAAAACTATTACATTCAATGTTCAGCTTATGCAGAGATGTATGGGGAAAGAACAGGTACAGAGATTCATCAGATAGTTATTCTATGTGTAACAGAAGATGGCACTGTACAAGAGTTTGTAAAAGAGAAATATGATTACCTTAATGCATTGGTAGATACCGCTGCAGAATGGAGAGAACAAAATGAAACACCTAGTACAAGTAATGGCGGTGTTTCTGTTAATGGGTTGTCAAACCAACAATAATACTCCCAAAGACATGATATCGCCCAAACCAGTAGCAGAAGCTAAACAACCAGATATAATGATAGCTCCTGATTCCGTTCCAAAAGCGGTGCAGATAAACAAACCAGTTATTTGTGGAGATTCTGCTACAATTATATCAGGGTTGATAAAGAATACGGGAGAACAACCTGTTATGATGTGGAATGATGAAACACGAGGCCACCAACTTGTGGTTATGATGAATAGAGAAAGTAAGACGGTAAGTGTTTTAGAATGGCCTGAGCCTAATCTTGTTTGTATGATTTCTTCTGGAGTTGATGCTTCGTTTAATGGGGAACTAAATCAAAAGAAACCAGCTGGTTTTAAAGTTTCTCATTAAAGGGTATTGACTTTATAGGTTCTGTATGGTATAAATATAATACAATTTGATGATACGAATTGAAGACTGGTCTGGACTTGGGGGCAGTACCCAACGCCTCCACCATAAGCACAGTGTGATAACTCGTTATATCCACTCTGTTGCAACAGTGACGCTAAAGGATGAACTCGCTGTGTTTATGATGGGGGCGAAA